TTCATGGGCTGCAGCACCGTTGCCGATCACGATCGGGTTAAGCATTTGTGTTACAGCCTATATTGCTCGCTTTATTCTCCGTCGCATCCCGATAATTGGTTGAGGTGAATCATGTCTATATCTGCCTATGTTGACTTGCCCGGTCACGGCAACTCCTACGGGGATGTAGAGAATGTGATACTGCCAGCGCTCCGTGAAAAGCGGACGGTGTTTACCAATATCCCTATGGATGACAATAAGTGTCTTGATGATTTTGGTATGACTGTCACGCCGTTTGATGTTGTGGACATCACTAAAAATCCGAACTGGTGGGTAGATGTTTTTCAATCCGGCGCTGTGTTCGTGCTTGATGAGGTCTGGCGCTTGTGGCCAGCCGGATTAAAAGCCAATAACGTGCGCGAAGAGGATAAAGCCTTTCTGGCTGAGCATCGTCATATGGTCGGTGAAAATGGTTTATCCACCGAAATATATTTAGTCACGCAAGATTTGGGTCAGATTGCCGCTTTTGCTCGTGCGCTGGTTGAGACAACATACCGCGTCGTTAAGATGAATCACATCGGGTTGGATAAGCGTTTCCGGGTCGATGTGCACACCGGTGCTGTGGCTGGTCCCAAACCACCACAAAGCACGTTGCTGCGGCAAATTCCGGGCAAGTTTTCCAAAGATATTTACCAGTATTACCAGAGTCACACTAAATCGAAAACTGGTGCTGCTGGTGATGAAACCCGCACGGATAAACGGGCTAATGCATTGGGCGGTTTTTCTATTAAGGCGGGTTTTGCTTTTGTTGTGCTGTGTGTTTGGCTGGCTTCTTGGGGCATTGGCAAGTATCAGGAAAAATTCAGTTTTGAAGAGCAGCAGGCTGCTGAACCTGTTGTTTCTGCAAGCCCTGGGGAGCTATCTGAAACGGCACCGGTACAGCCATCGCGCCCACGGTTGCCAACGTTCTTGAGGGGCTCAAAAGCTTTTTTTGTGTCGATGACGTTGGGCCAGCGTGGATCGCGGGAATATTTCTACACGGCGGAATTCGATGATCATCAGGTGTTTTTGTCCGGTGCTGATCTGGAAGCGCTGGGTTACCAGTTGTTGGCCGTTAATGACTGTCTTATCCGGGTCACTGGCCATGATTTTAGTGGCTATGTTATGTGCCGGCGTCCTAAGCAAGAGGTTAGTTTTATGCAGCAATATCTACCCGGGCAAACTGAGGGCTCTCTTTGATGGTTGCTTATGATGAGTGCGCCGCTGCAATCAATTCGGTTTTTGATTTTCACGAACCGCTGATGCTGTTTTGCTTTGGCATTGGTTTGTTGCTCGGTTTTTTGGCTGGCAAGGTGTATCCCAGAAAATAAAACTGCTTTGCCGCGCCGCGTGAAACTGTTATGTACGTTTTTTCTGATTTGACTGAGCATAATCGTTCACCTGCCGTATGCCTTTGCGAGCGTAGCGACCAAAGGCATACGGCAGGATGTCAGACGTCCCTGTAACACGTCTTATAAACAGTACTTGTTGCCCACAATAGACCACAATGTTTTGTTAAAAGGTAAATAACAATGCAAAAACCGACTCATTACCAACGTATGAACCATGACTTTCAGCCTGACGATAAAGGCCGTTTATTTTTTGATGGAAAATCCTTCTGTGATTTATCTGAATTGAATATCTTGCGTTGTGGCGTTGATACCGTCCGTCAGCTCTACCGGGGCTATTTGAAACCGGGGATCACTGAACTCTTTGAAAAATCCGGTATGGTCTTCTTTGGTGGGCATGAATGGCATGCGGGGCGTATTGGTCGTGATTCCGGGTATCAATTCAAACTCCAGAATGCTGACATTGGCTTGATCCTGCTAATCAAAAACTTCAATGTCAAAGCGGAATGCTTCGGTCCCCACCTGAAAATTGAAGTATCACCACACCTCATCGAAGAAAATTCACCGGGACAACTGCAAGCTATCATGAATGATCTGGCTGAATTGGTTCTCGATGGAATGGAGTTCAACCAATCAGCGGTACATATCGCGCTTGATGTACAAGGCTGGCAACCTCCGGCAGATTTCGTGGCCAGAATGCATTGCCGTAGTCGTACCGTGCGACAATTCGACACCGTGGAAACCATAGATTTTGCACACCTTGCTGTTACCTATGGTCGCGGTGAAACCTTTATGTTCGGCTCGCCATCCTCCGTGCAATTGTGTATCTACAATAAAACGGCACAGGCCAAAGCCACCGATAAGCTCGACTTCTGGGAAAGCGTCTGGCGTAAAACCGACAACCTCTTTGGGGATGCCGCACACAACTATGACGCCAGCAAACCAGTCTGGCGTATTGAGCTGCGTTACCACCATTCAGTCATTGAACAATTTGCCTCCGGTTGTAAGCTTCATGGCACCGACACCCCCCTGTATTTCCGCACCTACCAAGAGCTCTCCTATCACCTCGACGGCCTGTTGCAATACGGCTTCGACAGTTTCAAGTTTCTACAGTCGCCATCGCGTTTTCATCCTGTCTGGACTGTTTTTATGCAGGATGTAAGGGTGCAAGTACCGGTGCAGTCATTCCTCGATAAAACCGACTACAAGCGGCATTACAAAACCAGCGCGGGATTTAGTGGCAAAAATATTGAATTAATGATCGGTAACGCCATCAGCCTTGCAGCGAGACAACGCCTCACCCCAAAGCAACTAATTGAAGCACTGCAAACACTGCCTTTCTGGCCGACGATTAAAGACTTTTACCATGACAAAGGCATGGATGACCTTGATTTAAAAGATCACATCGCTGACCTGCTTAAAGAGCGATACATCAGGTGGGGCAAGGCGGTCTAGGGATGGCAATAGAAAAGCTCTCAGACGGTCGCTGGTTCGTCGACATTGAACCCGTCAAAGGCAAACGTTACCGGCGTAAATTCAAAACCAAGGCGGAAGCATTGCGGTTTGAAACCCATGTTAAAGCAAGCCATACGCATGCATCACCCTGGAATCCGTTACCAAAGGACAATCGCAAGTTGTCGGAGCTGATTGATCTTTGGTATACGCAACATGGATTACATCTGGCTTCGCCTAAGGCCAGAAAAAGCGCATTAGATCGTTTTTGCATGGCAATTAAAAATCCCGTTGCTCGAAGTCTCACGCCACAACTGTTTTTGAATTATCGCAATAGGCGCTCTTTACAGGGTATATCTGCAAAAACACTGAACAATGAGCTTGGCTATATCAACGCGCTGTATGGTTATCTATACCGCACGGAACAAATTACTTATTCATCACCGCTAAGCAAAGTAACGCCGATAAAAATAAAAGAACGTGAATTATCGTTCCTGTCGGATGATCAATGCAAAGAACTGCTACAAAAGGTTGTTGAATCGAAAAGTAAAAGCTTGCTGTTGATTGTTCGTATCTGTCTTGAAACTGGTTGTCGTTGGAATGAAGCGCAAACCTTGATGCCTTCGCAAATAGGCCACGCTCGCATAACCTTCACAGATACCAAGTCCGGCAAAAATCGCACCGTTCCAATTTCGCGAAAATTGGAGAAAGATATTCGCGCATACAAACCAACAGGTTTAAATGGCAGGCTCTTTGCGAAAGCCATTAAATCGTTTTATCTGGTGCTGGATAAATGCAGCTTCACACTGCCGGCAGGACAAGCGGCGCATGTACTTCGCCACACCTACGCCAGTCATTTCATGATGAATGGCGGTGACATTCTCACACTGCAAAGAATCCTCGGTCACAGCACAATCACACTGACAATGCGCTACTCGCATCTGTCGCCAGACCACCTGCAAGGTGCTGTTAAATACCAGCCTAAAATAAACGCTTTCGACACTTTTTCGACACGAGCACCCCAAAAAGCAAAAAGCCCCTGAAAATCTCTAGGATAATCAGGGGCTTATTGGCAGGATTCTGGTCGGAGCGAGAGGATTCGAACCTCCGACCCCCTCGTCCCGAACGAGGTGCGCTACCGGCCTGCGCTACGCTCCGACAATGGCCTGTGAGGCCAGCGCGAAATTATAACGATCGC